GGCGGGTGGAGGCCGCACGTCACGGCTTCGTCGCGATAGGTCGGTCGCGGTGTTGGGTCGAGCGCGTCGGCGAACGCCGTGCGCTGTGCGTTGAGGTCGTCCGCGCGTGAGAGCGCGGCGGTGAAGAACGCGGCCTCGAGCGCGGCGTAGCGTGAGGCCGTCTGGCGCGCGTTGTAGCCCTTCACGAGTTCGTCGAACTCGCCGAGCGTGAGCGCGTGGAATGCGTCGTGCGTCAGCCCGAGGACGCCCAGCCCTACTTCGAGGGCGCGGTCGTACCATCCTCGGGCGTCAGAGGGGAAGCCTCTACCTCGGCTTCAGCGTCAGGCTCGATGATGGCGAGGAAGTGCCCCGCCACGCCCGCTTCGCCGATGAGTTCGCGCGCGTCCTCGATGGCGTGTCCCTCGTCGAGGTACGCCTGCAAGAGTTCGAGCGCATCCGCCTCGGTGATCTTCACGCCGTTGCATCGCAGCGACATGGCCCACAACGCGAACAGTGGGGCGTTCTGGAACGCGCTCGTCTGCCACGCGACGGGTGCGCCGTTGAAGGACGGGTGGAGCGTCTCGAACTCCTTGACACTCCCAACTTCCCAGCGAAGCGGATAGGACTTGCCGCCGATCTCAACAGTGACTGCGTTGAGCATGTCGACCTCCCCGGTCGTGGTTAGGATGCGGAGTAGAAGAATCCGTCTGTCGGGCGAAAGACGAGCGGAGATTCGATGACCGCGCCGATACCTGCGTCCGCGTCCGCGGACTCCAGATAGCACCACGCCTCGAACCGTTCGCCCGTGACGGACGAGATGAAGCACTTGAGGTAGAACAGGTCGCCAACACTGTCTTGCAGCGTCGTGTCCTGCCAGAACGACTGGCACGTCAGCGAGTTCTGCTCGAGGCCGACCGCCGTCCATGCTTCGTAGCCAGCAGCGCCCGCAACGAAGTCGGTGATGTCCTGGTCCTTCATGGTCGCGGTGCGCTTCCAGCCGTACATGCCGGCGCACTCGGTGACGGTCGAGTACGTGCCGCTCACGGTCACGGCGTTGTTGCCGGGCGTGGTGGCGAACACGACCTTGCCGCCCGCGCGTTGCAGGACGAACCCGGTCGTGACGACCGAGCCGTTGTACTTGACCTCGATGACCGCATCGAGCGGCCACGCGCGCATCGTGTCGTCGGTGATGGTGAACTCTGTCTTCGCGGCGTTGGCGGTCGTGGCCTTCGCCGAGAACGCGGTCGGAGTACCGACCGCAGCGGCGTAGACACCGGCCACGCGTCCTGTCGAGATGCCCAATGGTCAGCCCTCCTTTGAGGGGTAGGAGCGGCCTACGAGAACGTGAACGCGCCGGTGAGCTTGCCGGTGATAGAGATGGGAACGCCGCCCTGCACGGCCGCGTCCATGTCGAAGCCGAGCACCAGCAGCGTGCCGGCGCACTTCGGCGTCGTGTCGCCCCAGCGGACCTCGCACGCGATGGTGGTGCCGATGGCGCCGCGGATGGCGATCTGGCCGGTGGTGTCCGCGTTGTCGTAGAAGCCGGCGGCCGTGGCGTCGGCTCCGATGATGCCCGTGCCGATGTACGTCTCCTTCGTGCTGTCGAACGACGTGATGTCGATCTCCTTGCCGTGAACGCTGAGCTTGACCTGGTTGAGGCCGAGCACCTTGGCCGGTGACGCACCGACGTAGAGGTCGGACAACGCGCCCTGAGTGATTGCCATTCGTGCCTCCAATGAAGAGGGCACCCGCGGGTGCCCGATTGACCGTGCTGTGTCCGTGCCGCGCTATGGAATGAAGGTATTGAAGTTGACGACGAACATGAACCGCTGGGCGCTGTCCTGCCCGAGGTACTGCGGGTGCGACCTCGCCTCACAGTCGTTGCGTGCCCCCAGTGTGTGCATGACCGCCATTGCGTTGTCGAGCGCCGTGTCCGCGACGAGCGAACGCGACACCGCTTGCAGCCCCGGACGCTCCGCCGCGAAGTGATCGTCGAACGTAGAGAGCGGGGGATCCCCGGCGTACTGATTGAGGATGATCGCCGTGCTCTTGGCGTCGGGTGCGATACCGTCGTAGAAGATGGTCGTCCCGATGGTGCCGACGCTCGCGGTCACGAGGGCCGCCGCCATGTCTGAGCACATCGTCATGGCCTCACCGCCTCAGTCCGCGTGCGGTCGCATCGTTGAGCAGTTTGAGCACCTTGTCGGCGTTCTCGCGCAGCGGGGTCTCGAGGTACTTCGGGCCCGTGCCCGCCTTCGAGAAGTTGTTGCTCGAGGGCATCTCGTGGACGAGGAGCGCGTATTCGGTGTTGAACGACAACTCCTGCGTCTTGCCCGCGTTCGTCTCGTTCACGGTCGCGGAGCGAATGAGCGCGCCCTTGTCGACCGGGCATACCGCGACGGCCTTGGCGAGCACCATCTCCGCGGCTTGCTTCAGTGCTTCGCGCGTGTAGACGTTCTGGCGCGCGACCATCTCCTCGCCGTACCACTCCATCGTCATTCCATCGCCGCCTCCCACATCGTGACCGTGCCGTCGAGCGTGGGTACGGTCGTGACTCCCGCGACGTGGTAGATGACGCTCTTGTACGTCACCTCGTCGCCGAAGCCGACCTCGGTAGGCGTGAACATGGCCCGCGTGCGCGCCACAACGCTCTCCATGCCGCTTGTGACGACACGGGCGGTACCTTCCTCCCACCGCACGCGTATGGGCGTGTACGAGCCGTAGACGGCGCTACCGTCGCCGTTGAAGGCACTCGTGACGCGGCGGAGCGTGGCGCTCTGCGCGAACATCAGCGCATCACAGCCGAGGAGACGATGTAGCGCCGCATGAGCTTGAGCGCGTCACCCGACGCGAGGCCGGACGACTTGCCGCCGTAGGTCTCGGAGAGTTTGCCGAGCGTGATGGCGGTGACTCCCTGCGCCTGGAGCTTCGCGCGTTCGCTTCCCACGTCCTCCAGTCGTGCCGCGGCTTCGAGGCAGCACGCCTCCACGACGATCGCGGGTACGCTCGTGTCGACACTCCACGCGCTCGAGTACATGTACGTGCGCGGGAGCACGGTGCTGTCGGTCGGGTAGTTCGGGTCGCCGTAGCCGATGTCTCCGCTCGTGCCGCGATAGATGGCGCGCGGGAACTCCAACGTCTGGTCCCACAGCGCGCGCTGCCCGACGAGACGCAAGGAGTCGATGGCGCGGGTGGCGACCATGAGCGCGCGAGCCTTGTTGTCGTCACTCGCTACGTCCCACGCGGCGGTGTCGAGACGCTTGTCGAGCACGGCGTCGGCGTCATCGACGCTCACGTAGGAGTCGGTGCCGACAATGATCGCGACGACGCTCTCGAACCCGACCAGCAGCGTCTGCCGGTCGTAGATCGGGTCCGCGTATCCGGTCAGCGTCGTCTCCCAGATGAGCGACCACGTCTCGCCCTCGCTCGCGAGCGGTACGCACGTCCCGTCGAGCGTGCCCCAGAACACGCCGTCGCCGTCCACCGTCATCGCGAACGGCGTGAACGTGACCTCATCCCCTGCCGCGTCGAGCAGCTTGTACAACTCCACGGCGGTAGGAGTCGGCGTCGCGTCGTATCCCAGCACGTTCGGCGAGAGTGGCGTGAGCATCGTCTACCTCCGGGTGATGAGTCGGATCGTGCGCAGCGTCGAGTCGAGCAGGTCGCGCGTCGTGGTGGTGGAGTGGCGATGCAGCGTGTGCATGTGAGCGGTGAACGGCGGGCGACCGTGCGGCCGACCGGATATCGCCAACGACGCCACGGCCCGCGCCATCGCCGCGAGGTGCTTGCCGACTCGACGAGAGAGCGTCGTCGCGGCCCGTGCGCTCGCGCTCAACGCCTTGTGCGTGCTGCGTCTCAGGGTCGCCGACGCGCTGGCACTCGCCGACAACGCGAGTGAGTACGCGTGGGATACCGCGTTCCGGACCGCTTCGATGAGCGACGACACCGACGCGGTTGCGGCGAGGTGCTTGCCCGTACGCCGCGCGATGGTCGTCGAACCTGCGGCACCAGCGGCAGCGTGCTTCGCTGTGCGCTTGGTGAGCGTCGCGGCACCGAGAGCGCCTGCCGCAGCGTGCTTGCTCGTGGCCCGCAGAAGTGTCGCGGATGCGCTCGCCACGGCGGACAGCGCCTGTTGGTACGCATGTGCGCCCGTGGCCCACACCGCTTCGATCACGGACGCGGCCGAGGCGGACGCGGCGAGCAGACGCTTCGTCGCGCGGGACAGTATCGAGGAGGCGGACGCGGATGCGGCTACATGCTTGCCCGTGCCCCGGCGTATCGCCGCCGAACCTTGCGCGCTGGTGGCCTCGTGCTTGCCGGTCCTGCGCGCGACCGTCGCGTTCGCTGATCCTGATGCCGCGATACCCTTGCCTGTGCGGCGACTCGATGCCGCCGACGCGCGAGCACTGGCCGCGAGCGCCTTTGCGAACACGCGTGCAGCGAGCGATGAGAGCGTAGCGGCTGCACGTGCCGACGCCGTGAGGTGCTTGCCCGTCTTGCGAGTGAGCGCGGCCGAACCTCTGGCCGATGCCGCCGTGCGCTTGCCCGTGAACCGCTTGACCGTAGCTGTGATCCTCGCGCTCGCCGTGACGTGCTTGCCGGTGCGACGGTTGGCGGCTGCCGACCCGCGTCCTGTGGAGGCGACGTGCTTCCCGGCCTTGCGCGTCAGAACGACCGAACCCGCTACCGAGCATGAGAGCGACTTCGTGTTGGCGGTACCGAACCCGCTACCCGCCCACGAGTCGCCGCCGTACACGCCCGTCCGGTCGGATCCTTGCTGGACTCCTGCGCCCGTCGGGTTGCCGTTGTAGATGCGCAGCGTCCACGGGCCGAACAGTTGCGCGGCTGACGGCGTGATGGTCGCGGTGCCGCTACTGGCGGCTGCGTCGTCGAAGTGCGCGCCGTCTGTGAGGCGTGCGTAGTAGCCGGTGGGGAGCGAGGTTACAACGATGTTGGCGCGGGTGCGGAAGGTGTAGTTGTCTATCTGGTGGTCGG